AGAATTGAAAATATCCAATATAGATATTATTTTCTCAGAAATATTTATAGGAAATTTGCATCCTAAAGAGCCTCAGATGTATCAACAGCAAGTTAATTCAATAATGAAAAAAACAATAAAAGAAGAAATGTTGATGCCTAATATAAGTGATAACATGATTACTAGCGCTTCCATCAAAGAAGTTTTAGATGTTTTAAGATTTGAATTATTCGGAGAATGTAGATCTCAAAATATTCAGAGAATCTTAGAAGAAAATGAACTGAAATATTCTATAGAGTATCCTAAGCAGAAAGAACACATCAATTATTTTTTGAGATCTAAGGACAAAAAAATATTTGAAGAAATAGAAGAGAAAAAATATTCTGAGGTGAATAAAGCTAAAGAAAATAACTTGAAGGAATTATTAGAAATCAAAGATGATTTGAAAAAGGATAGAAAAGAAAATCCAGATGATGAAGAAGAAAGATTATTGAACTATAATGATGAAGTATTTCTTGAAAATCTAAAATCAAAGAAAATCTTTAATCTAAACAAAGAATTAAGTGACATTTCTACTTCATATTACAATTTTACAGAAAATGAAAATAACAAATATATAGGTATAGGAAAACCTAAAGATATATCTCATACTTTCAGTAATATGTTTAGTAAAGTGGGAGCAATTAAAATAAAAGAATATTTTGACAAAAAGAAAGGAGGATGGATAAATTTCGTAAAAAAAGTGATATACAATGTTTTTGGAACACATGTTGTCGATTTTGAGAGGATGACATCTAGTTCTTTATTAGTATATGAATGCATTGAAGAATACAGAAAGAAATCCAAAGAATTCAGTGGCTTAACCGATGAAGAAATATGGCAAAAAATGGGAAATAATTTTGGAAGAGAGAAATTTAACTTTGCACTTTGCAAATGGATTATGAAAAACATAATAAAACTCAGACCTTATATGGATATAGAATCTTTGACAAGCTATATTGATGATAAGGAAAATAATTTTGAAAATTGTTTTCATATGTTTGCAAAAGGAGGATTAACAACAAGGGAAATCTTCATAGCTCACATAATACCTTTATTAATGATTCAACTAACTGAAAAAATAAGTAGGAAAATTTGTGAAGAGCTAGATTCAGAAATGTTAACAAAGGGAACAACAAAACACAAAATGCCAGAAAATCACAATTTGAAGGTTGAAGAGACATTAGAGGAATTTGAAAATGCAGGTCTAAAGACAAGTAAAGTTACTTATTCTTATTCAGGAGATCAGCAAACATGGTGTCAAAAATTTACTCAAATTGGAATGGGATCTCTCCTCTTTCATTTATTTTCTGACTTTCCATCTTTGAATTCTTTATTGATGTATATCCAAAATTTACATTCTGGTAAGAAAATCTTGATTCCTCCTTCAATAGTTAAAAGCTTTTTAGGATCAGAAAAAGTTATGAGTTATGACGCTTCTCTGAATTTCTTATCAGAAGAAATGAGAAACAAATATTTCAAAAATATAGACAGTAAGATATTAGGAGACAAGGTTTTCAAATTTTTAAATAGATCTAATATGATGCAAGGAATTCAACACTACTTATCTTCTTTATTGCATGCTTTCACTCAATTAATTGAGGAAGATTGTAGTTACATTTATATCATGAAAATGTCTTATGACTGGAAAAATCTGCGAGT